CAGTCGCGTGACCGTAACAGTGACGACACTCACGGGCGCGCCACCCGCGTAGAGGATAAAACCTCTAATCCAGAGATAGAACCTCCGCAGAAAGAAAGAAACGCGCTGACGCGCGAGTTCGATCAAACGTTCTGGCCTGAGTATCCGAACAAGACCGGGAAGCCCAAGGCGCTCACTTCGTTCGTCGCAGCTCGGAAGCGGGCCAGTCTCGACGCGATCATGGCGGGCCTCCGTCGCTACGTCGCCAGCAAGCCGGTGGATCGGGCATGGCTCAATCCGGCGACGTTCCTCAACCAGGACCGTTGGGCCGATGAGCCGGCGCCAGTTGCTCGGGCAGGGCCTTCTCCGCCGCGGCGGGGACTAGGCGATGTATTCGGCGAATTCGGGGATTTTCTAGATGGACAAGGACACGGCGGCGGCGATGACCAGGCACCTCAGGGTGTTGTTCTCCGCCTTCCCCAACGCGCAGCGCAGTGACGAAGTGCTTGCGGCGCAGACCTATCTCAGCGTTCTCGACGGGCATTCGGTCGAAGCCGTCGAGCGGTCAGTGAAACAGTTCGTCACCGGAAAAGTCGCCACCCACGATGGACGGTTCGCGCCCTCGGCTGCGGAGTTGGCGCGGAACGTCGAGCAATGGGATGCGGCGATCAAGGTTCGCGAGGATCGGCTTGCGGCCCCGCCGCTCGCCAGCGGCATCCTCAGCGTTGATTTCGGTCACGGGCCGATCGACATGACCAAGCTCACGCTTGCCGAGCAAGATCAGGTTCTGCGCACGGGTCGCGCGCCCCAGGTCACTATCGGGCCGGCGACGGTGAAGATTCAGCGCATGTCCGAACAGCAGCGCGGTTTCGTGACCGGTGACAAAGACGGCCACGAGGCAGCAGCATGAGCCGCGACCATTGGGACGCCATCCTTGCCTCTGCGCCGCTGAACGCAACGGCGGCGGCGGTCACGAGCAGGAGCTCTGGGATACGACCACTGCAGGCGCTGTCCCCCGAGCATTCGTGGGAAGCGCCGCCGAGGCTTGCCACGATATCGGCAGCTCTTCGTGCCGATCCTGGGTTCGTTGATCTGACAGGGCGCCGTGTCGGTCGGCTCCTCGTTCTCGGGCTGGTGGACGGTGCCGGCAAGAATGGAGCGATGTGGGCCTGCCGCTGCGCTTGCGGGCGATACGTGGGGCGCAAGACAAAAAACCTCAAGGGCGGTACGGCTATCGGATGCAACGAGTGCACCTACACCGACAAGCTTCGCAAGGACGCGTCAGGGAACAACGCGAGGCAGCGCGCCGAGTCCCCAGAAGCACGCAAATGGAAAACGCCGGAAGAGCTTGCGACAGTCGCGACCTCTCCCGCGCCAGAGAGCAAGTGATGTGATGGACGATCTCGTGGTGATGGCCGAAGATGCCGCGCCGAACAAGAAGATCACGAGTGCAGACATCAAGCTCGGCATTCGGAACAGCTTCGCGTCCGGATACCAGACCTTCTTTGAGGTCGGCAACGACACCGGAAGTCGCGTTACGCGCCACGCCGACGCGGTGAGCATTGGGATTTGGCCTTCGACCGGGCATCGCATTCACGGCTTCGAGGTCAAAGTGAGCCGTGCCGACTTCGCGAACGAAATGAAGGATGGAGCGAAGGCCGAAGCGATCATGCAATACTGCCACCATTGGTCGCTGGCAACGCCGCCGGGACTCGTGCGTGTCGATGAACTCCCGCCAAATTGGGGGCTTGTCACGTTCGACGGTAAGGTGCTTCGGACCGTCAAGCAAGCCCCGCGGCTGGAGCCGGTCCCGCTGTCGCCCGGCTTCGTCGCGGCGATGGTGCGTCGGGCCGGGGAGGTCGATGCTGCGCTAATCGGGGCGTCCGAGTTGCGCATCAAACGCGACCTCGAAGCCAAGTTCGATGCACGCGCGAGTGAGATGTTGAGACAGCACCGCGACAGCAAATTACGAGAGGCCGAGAGCGCGGTCGCCTTGGTGAAGCGACTCGAGTCCGAGCTCGGCGAAAACTGGCTAGGCGAATATTCAGCGCCGGGGATTGTCGCGGCAATCAAGGTCATCCGCAAGCTTGGCCTAGCCGATAGCGGCGCGGGGTTAGCGCGCTTCGCGGAGACGCTTGAGGACGCCGCAGGCCGAATTCGCGAGGGGGTGGCGAAGCTCGGGCTGAGCAAAGAGGACGACGCAGTATGACCCTCACCATCCCCAGCTACAGGAAGCCGGTAGAGCCATGACCGAGACGAATGACCTTGTCGCCGACCGGGGCAAGACGCACGGAAGTTGGTTTGAGCAGTCGGCGCTGCAGAACCTCATCAAGGCCGATATGCACAGCGGACCTCGCTGGCACTTGCTCAGCGCCAGCCAGAAGGAAGCGCTCGACATGATCGCCGTCAAGGTCAGCAGGATCGTCTCCGGCAACCCGGCAGAGCCTGACCATTGGGACGACATCATGGGCTACGCGCTGCTCGGCAAGACCGGCGGCCATCCGGACTCCACCGGTCAACCTCACAGCTCGGTCAATCCGGACAAAGATGCAGCTATACGAGCAGAATAGGCAGGGAAATGAGCGATGTGATCGATCTAAACGAACGGCGAAACGCGACCAGCCGACCTGATCCTGAGCATGTCCGCCAAGATGAGTTTGGTAGGCCGATGTACGAATATCTCCTCGACTACGAGTTCGAAGGGAGCCACTGGAGCGCGACCATTTGGGCTTACTCCGAAGAGGAGGCCAAGAACCGCGTCGGTGCCATGCAAGCCAGCCTCAAATATATGGGGCAGATGTTCGCGGTCATTCCGGCATGAAATCGGCACTCTACCGGGACAGGAGGGACGGAAGTGAACGAGACAAAGGGTGAGAAGGTGCGAACAATCGCCGATGTTCAAGCGGAGATCGGTGTCGTCTCAAACCCTGCTGACGGGCGCAGTTGGTACAGACTCTATGGGCCTGACTTCGGGGATTTCGACACGACGGTTGGCCACTACCGCCGGACCAACGCGGATGGCCGCTTAGTTCTCGTCCGCGACGACACCATGCAAGAGATCACCTGCGAATCGCACGGTCCGGGCCCCGGAGGGCTGGGATCAGGCTGGCGCTACTACGTACCCCAACACACCAAGACAGAGGTAGGGGAATGAGACTCTGGTGGAAGAAACGCCCTAAGCAGCCGTCCGTTGCACATGTCTATTCGGCCATCGGGGAGATGATCGAGATATGGCGCTCGCACGGCATTGTCTGCTGCCAAGTCGCACCGGGGAATTTCTGATGAACCGCAGCGCTGGGCAAGACTCCTCCGGTTCACCTCACAGCTCGGTCAAGCCGGGACAGGATACGTAAACGCTAGATCGGGGGAAACGATCATGGGTGCATCACAAGTCGAACTCGAAGAGCGCCGCGTAGACAACCCGCTCGTCACCTACGCGCAGTTCGTGCACGAGTTGCAGACAGCATCGCCCTATGCCGGGGTAGTCAGGGCACAGGTGAACCTCGTGAGCCTGGTTGGCGGCGCGCATCGGTTCTTCGGCCATCCAAAAGCCGAGGGCAGGGAAGCACGGCTCAAAGCCTGCGAGACCTTCCGAACGCTCTACGAGACTGGCCAGATCGGCGGAGCTCGTGCCGTGGATCCAAGCGTAGAGCCCGTGGATGGCGGCTGGGCAAACCCCGATGCCTCGTTCGAGCGCGGCGTGGAGTCCCGCATTAAGTGGGACAGGATCGCCTCCCACATGTCCCGCGTCGAAATGCGCAAGCTCCAGTTCGTCATCATCGGGGAGTGGGGCCCGACAGCCTATGCCCGATGGACGCTCAACGTCCGCAGAGCCAACAGCCAGCAGATCAGCAAAGCCACCGTGGAGTTTCGTCACATCGTGGACAAGCTGGCGGCGCATCTGCACCTGCAGGACAAACGTATCGTGGATTCGCGCGGCTAACCGGCTTGACGACCGGCGTAGGATCAGCGCATAAAAGCCTAAGAAGGCGCTTTGCGCCGATGACCTCGCCGGGAAACCGCGCGGGGTTTTGATTTTCAATCAAACGAAATCAGAGAAATCAAATGGCCCGTGGCGGCAAGCGCGATGGCGCCGGGCGCAAGGCTGGCACGATCAACAAGGCGAGCGCTGAGAAGCGCGCCGAGATCACTGCTTCTGGCCTGACACCGCTCGACTACATGCTTGAGGTCTTGCGCGACGTGAGGCAGCCGGACGACCGACGCGCATGGGCGGCTGAAAAGGCTGCGCCCTACGTGCATCCGAAGCTAGCGGCGGTTGAGCACACTGGCAAGGACGGCGGCGCTCTCGTGGTGGAGATCAGACGCTTTGCGGATAGCTCTACCTAACGGCTGGGCTCCCCGACCATACCAGCGCAAGCTCTGGGACTATCTCGAAAACGGCGGTCAACGCGCAATCGAAATCGCGCATCGCCGTTGGGGCAAGGATGACCTCGTACTGCATCGAACCGCTATTGCAGCTCACGAGCGCGTTGCGAGCTATTGGCATTGCTTGCCGGAATACGAGCAGGCCCGCAAAGCCATCTGGGCTGCCGTCAACCCGCATACCGGTAAGCGCCGGATCGATGAAGCGTTCCCGGTTGAGCTGAGGGACAGCAAGGATGAGCAGACCATGTTCATCCGCTTCAAGAACGGCTCGACATGGCAAGTGATCGGGTCCGATCGTTACAACTCGCTGGTGGGTGCAGGCGTTGCCGGCGTGACCTTCAGCGAATGGGCGCTCTGCAACCCGTCGAGCTGGGGTTACATCCGCCCGATGGTGGAGGAGAACCAGGGCTGGGCGGCCTTCATCACTACGCCGCGCGGTCGAAACCACGCCAAGGCGATGTACGATATGGCGAGGGCAAACCCGCGATGGTTTGCCGAACTGTCGAACATCCACGACACGGCGGCTCTGACGGCCGAGCAGTTGGACGAAAGCCTCGCTGAGTACATCGCGCTCTTTGGCGAGGATCTTGGCAGAGCGCAGTTCGAACAGGAATACGAGTGCAGCTTCAACGCTGCGATACTCGGCGCGTTCTACGCGCGTGAGATGGCCCGCGTTAGGGCCGACGGACGGATCGGCTCGATCGAGGCAATTGAGGATCGGCCTGTCCATCGGGCTTGGGACATCGGCGTCCGCGACGACACCAGCATCTGGTGGTTTCAGGTTGTGGGGGCGCAAGTCTACATCCTCGACTGCTACACGGCATCGGGAGCGGGTGTAGATCACTATGCCGAGGTCGTTGCGCGCAGGCAGGAAGAGCACGGCTGGAAAGACGGCTGGGACTTCGTGCCCCATGACGCCAAGGTTAAGGAGTGGGGCACCGGCCGCACTCGTGTCGAGACCATGCAACGGCTCGGGCTTAAGCCCAATCTCGTGCCGATGGCGAGCAAACTGGACGGCATCCAGGCCGCCCGCACGACGCTGGGCAAATGCGTGTTTCATGTCCGTACCGAGGAACCCGGCATCGCCGCCCTCGAACAATATCGGCGCAAGTGGGACGACGAGAAAAAGACGTTCCAAGCCGATGATGTGCACGACTGGACGAGCCACCTGGCCGACGCCTTCCGCTATCTCGCGCTGAGCTGGCGCAACGTTCCTGTCGAGACGCCGGACAAGAGGCCACCGACACCGCCGCCCGGTTACATGATCATGCCGCCCGTTGAGCAACCGTCGTCCACGAGGATCAGAATATGAGCACGCCCGTCACATTGACGCTGCCCTCGGTCGGCGGCAATCCGGAACAGGCCATTAACCCGGCCAATCCGCTGCCCACTGCGCCGTCGCTCTACCCGGCCGGCTCTACCGCGCTCACGAGTGCCTCGGGCAACAAGGCGAACGCGAACGCCGTTGCCACGCTGACGCCGAGTGCGACGACCACGGCGTACCTCGCCGGCTTCGAACTGACAGCCTCCGGCGCCACTGCTGGCCTGCCCGTTGTCGTGACGGTGACAGGCATTCTCGGCGGCACGCTGAGTTACATCTTCACATTTCCGGCTGGCGTGCTCGTCCCCGCTACGCCGCTGACCGTCGAGTTCAATCCGCCGCTCCCGGCGTCCGCGATCAACACGCCCATTGTGGTGACGCTGCCGGCGGGTGGCTCGGGCAATACGAACGCCGCCGCTGTCGCACACGGGTACCAGGTCTAAGCCTTGGCCCAAGACGATTTCCTGCCGGCTGACGAGATCGATGACGACGCCACGTCATCGCGGGGCACGCCCGATCCCGTCACGGAGCCCAAATCGGCCAAAGCGTGGTATGCGCTGATCACCGAGGCCGAGAAGTACTTCGCGGACTATCAGATCGCCTGCGACAATGCCGATCGGTTCTATGCGAACCTCGAACGGCTGCGCTCGCAGGCGCGCGAACGGCAGATGCAGCTGTTCTGGGCCAACATGCAGGTGCTGGGCCCGAGCATCTATTCCCGCCCGCCTGTCCCGGTTGTGGTGCCAGTGTTCCGCGACCGCCGACCGCTCTATCGCACGTCATCGGAGCTGTTGGAACGTTGCACGGTAGCGACCTACAACCAGCAAGACATCGACGCCCTGATGCGTCTGATCCGCGACGACATGATGCGCCTGGGCCGCGGTGTCGTGTGGCCTCGCTTCGAGGATGATGACGGCCAGTACGTCTGCCTCGACTACAAGTACCGACGCGATTTCCTGCACGATCCGGCGCGCGTCTGGGCCGAGGTCGATTGGGTCGCCGCCGCCTCGTATCTGAGCAAGCGCGAGATGCGGAAGCGTTTCGGCAAGATCAGCGGCGACGAGTACAAGAATGCCATCTATGCCGTCGTCAAGGACGATGTGAACGGCAAGCTGGATCGACAGGTCAAGGCCAAGGTGTGGGAACTTTGGTCGAAGTCCGGCAATCGCGTGGTGTGGGTCGCGGAGGGCTGCGAAAAGCTGCTCGATGAGGGCAAGCCCCACCTCGATCTGGAGAACTTCTTCCCGTGCCCGCGTCCGGCCTATACCACATGCCAGCCGGGCACGCTGATCCCTGTCCCCGAGTTCCTGTTCTGGAAAGACCAGGCCGAGGAAATCAACGAGCTGACGGGCCGCATCGGGGCGCTGACGGAATCGCTCAGGCTCAAGGGCTTCTATCCGGCAGGTGCGGGCGAGATTGGCGATGCCATCGACGCCGCCATGAAGAACACCCAGAACAACCAAATTCTGATCCCCATCAGCAATTGGGCGATGGTCGGGGACAACGCCAACAGCATGATCGTGTGGGTGCCGATCGATAAGGTCGTGAGCACCATCGAAGCCTGTATCCAGCTCCGCAAAGAGCTGATCAGCGACGTATACCAGATCCTCGGCATCAGCGACATCCAGCGCGGCGATACAGAGCCCGAGGAAACCGCTGCGGCGCAGCAACTCAAGAGCCAGTACGGGTCAGTCCGCGCGCACGACAAGCAGCAGGAGCTGGTCCGGATCGCGCGGGACTTCACCCGCATCGCGGCCGAGATCATGGCGGAGGAGTTCGACCAGAACACGCTCCTCGAAATGTCGCAGATGGAGCTGCCGACCGACGCCGAGATCAAGGCGAAGGCCAAGCCGTTGACGCAGGCGCTCGGCAAGCTCGTCCGCGAAGTGGAGGATGCCAAGACCGACCCAAAGGTTCAGGCCATGGCTGCCAAGAACCCGGACGCGGCAAAGCAGATTCTTGATCAGGCCGAGCAGCAGGTCGAAGACCTGAAGGGTCAACTGCAGCAGCTTGAGCAGGTCGTCACCATCGACGCCGTGTTCAAGTTCCTGCGGGACAACAAGACCCGGCCGTTCACTCTCGACATCGAGACGGACAGCACGATTGCGCCGGACGAGGCGCTGCAGCAGAAGCGCGCCACTGAGTTCACGACGGCTGTTGGCGGCTTTCTTGAGCAGTCCTTGCCGCTGGTGGAGCAGGTGCCCCAGGCCGCGACGATGGTTTCGGCCATGCTCAAATTCGTCGCGAGCCAGTTCCGCGTTGGCCGCGAGGTCGAAGGCATCATTGACGAGTTTGCCGACCAGATGACGGAAATTGCCGCGCAGCCGAAAGGCCCGTCGCCGGCACAGTTGGAAGCCCAGCAGGCCGCGGAGGCCCTGCAGCAGAAGAACCAAATCGAGACCCAGAAGCTGCAGCTCATGGGCCAGACCCAGCAGGCCATGGCTCAGGTCAATATCGCCAAGACGCAACTTGCCGCCAAGGATTTGCAACTCACCGAGCAAAAGCAGCAGTTCGAGCAGCAGATTTCGGCCCTCAAGCTCAAGCTCGACACGACCATCGCTCAGAACGCAGCCCAGAACGACGCCAACATCACGGCGAACGAGGCCATCAAGCACAAGTCCATCGAGGACACCAAGCGCCGGGCGCAAGACCTGGATGCGGTCGTGAGCATCACGGATTCGCTCATCACCGCGAAGTCCGAGAACGACGGTCTCGTGCTCACGCATGCGCTGGAACAGGACTCGGCATTGCTCGACCATCAGCACGAGCTGGAATTGCAGCAAAACGAACATGAGCATCAGGCCGATATGCAGGCCAATGCGCCGACGCCAGTGGTGGCGCCGAAATGAGTCTGCGCTACCGCGTCTGCCCCGACTGCGGGGAAATGCACGATGTGCACGACTGGCCGGATAATCACCGCTTCTGGAATGAAGTGCTCTGCACGCCGAGCGTTATCAGCGACGTGCAGCCGCCGACCATGAGCATGGGCAACGGCAAAATCTACGACAGCAAGTCCGAAATGCGGAAGCACTACAAGCAGGACGGATGGGTTGAGGTCGGCAATGATCCGGCCCGTCTCCGTCCGTTCAAGCGTCCGCCGACTGATCGCCGCGCCATCAAGGACGCAATCGAAAAAGCCGCTGCTCGCGTAGACCGTGGCGACGTGACGGAACTGACCAAGCATAAGCTCCTGACCCGCGTGGGCAAGAAGCCGCCGAAGATCGATTACATGCCGACCGGCCCATCCCGTCGTGGCGTGAAAACGGTACGTCCAACCTTCAACTAGAGGCTCCCAATGGCCGAAGATATTACGATCGCCCCCGCGCCAGACGCGGCGGGTGCAGATGATGCTGTCTCGCTTCCCAACCCGCTCAGCGCAGAAGGCAACGCCGCCGATATGGCAGCGGACAAAGCCGCTGCAGATCGCATCGCCGCCGAAAAGGCCGAGGCCGAGAAAGCCGACGCCGAACCCGCCAAGAAGCGCACGGTTCGCGATTCCGTCGAAGCCGCAGCCAAGGCCGTAGAGGCCAAAGAGCAGGGCGACGACAAGACCGACAAGGAAAAGCCCGAGGCGAAGGCCGATGACGATACTGCCGCTCAGTCTACGGGCAAGGATCGCGACGAAAAGGGCAAGTTCGTTGCCAAGGCCGATCCGGGCAAACCCGCGGCTGCCAATAAATCTGGCGATGCGCCCGAGCGTTTTGTTCCTGAAGCCAAGGCCGACTGGACCAAGACGCCGGACACGGTAAAGGCCGAAGTCCATCGGACCATCAAGAACCTCGAAAGCGGTTTGCAGGAGCATCAAAAGCGCTGGGAACCGCTCAAGGAATACGACGACCTGGCGCGCAAGAGCGGCACGACCATCGACCGTGCGCTCAAGGAATATGTCGGCATCGACAAGCTGCTTGGCGAGAATTTTGTCGCCGGGATGCAGCGGATCGCGGCTAACAAGGGCATCGATCTTCGGTCATTCGCCGCCGACGTGCTGAACCTGTCGCCGCAGGCGCGGCAGCAATTGCAGGTCACCGGCCAGCCGCAGCAGGTTCAGACCCAGAGCGCCAACGAGATCGCGCTGCAGCGCCGAATCGACCAGTTGGAAGCCAAGCTCAACGGCGTCTCCTCGACGCAGCAGCAGCAGACCGAGCAGCAGATCAACGCCGAACTGGCGGACTTCGCCAAGGACAAGCCGCTCTTCAACGAGCTGGCGAACGAGATCGCATTCTACATCCGGACCGAAGGGCTTCACTACACGGAAGCCTACGACAAAGCGGTTCAGGTGTTCGAAGAAAAGGCCAAGCGCGCTGGGTTCATCACCCAGCAGCAGGCCGCCCCCGCGCCGCGAGGTCAGCCCTCTGCCGGCACACGTTCCATCAAAGGCGCCCCTGGGCCCGGCTCATCGCCGGTGAACTTCAAGCGCTCATCCTCAATCCGCGAGGCTATCGAACGGGCTGCGGCCCGCGCTGGATAGTCCGCTAAGCCTGAAAGGCTGACCCATGTCCCTGACTTCCGTAGAGAAGAACCAGGAGATCATGTCGCTGGCCCTCGAAGATCGTTCGAGTGGCTATCAGGATCTGGTCTCCAACTCCAACGCCCTCCTGCACGTCCTGCAGACCAAGGGCAACTGGAAGCCGTATTCCGGCGCTACCATTCGCGAAACGCTGCTCTATGCCAAGACCGGCAACGCGCTCTGGTACAACGGTTACGACTTCCTCGCCAACTCGCCGGCCGAACTGTTCAACGACGCGGAGTTCCGCGCCAAGATGGTTGCGATCGGCGTCTCGCTCACCAACGAGGAAATCCTCAACAACGAGGGTCCGGCTCAGATTCACAACGTGATGGAAGAGCACCTCGAAGCGGCCGAGCGAGAACTGCAGGACGAAATGGACATTTCGCTGCAGTCCAACGGTACCCGTTTCGGCGGCAAGGAACTGTCGGGCCTCCAGCTCGCCATTCCGACCGTCAACAACTCGGGCACCTATGGCGGCATCGACCGTTCGGCCAACGCCATCTGGCGCACCAACGTGTTCGACGCGAACTCGTTCTACACCGGCCAGACGCAGGTCACCTCTACGACCGTGCGTCCGATGCTCAACCAGATCGTGACCCAGACGAGCCGTAACAAGCTCGGGCCCGACCTGATCCTCATGTCGGCGCAGCATTACTCCGCGTACGACGCTGCAACCGTGGCGATCCAGCACATCTATGGTCAGAACGACCTGGGCAAGCTGGGTTTCCAGAGCCTGCAGTACTACGGCGCGGGCCGCACGGCGCAGATCGTGCAGGACGGCGGGATCGGTACCAACATGCCGTCCAACACGTCCTACCTGATCAGCACCGACAATATGCGCATGCGCTACAACCCTGGCCGTAACTTCGACCGGCTGTTCAAGTCCAACATGATGCCGATGAACCAGGACGCACAGGTCCAGTACATCGGTTTCATGGGTGAGCTCACCCTGAACAACCCGCTGCCGATGTCGAAGTTCTACGACTCCAACCCGGCTGCTTAAGGAGGGCTAGAACCATGACCTACGTTTTTGTCGATGATGGTGTGGGCCGTCCTCCGATTGCCTCCACCAAGACCTCCTTCACTGGCGCCGGCCGCTCCACTCCGTGGAAGCTCGGTGACATCGTGACTGCGGTCGATCCAACCTACGGTGTCGGAGAGTTCATCTATCTTCTGGGCGTTGCCTCGACGGTGGTTGGCTCGCTCGTCACCTGGTCGGGCAACTCGTCGGGTACGCCGACCTATCAGACGGCGCTCGCGCCCTCGACGGCGGGCCTCGACCAGCCGGTTGCGGTCGCCATGTCGGCCAACGTCGCGAACCAGTACGGCTGGTACCAGATCAGTGGCAACGCTGTGGTGGCCACCAACGGCACGCTCGCTGCGGGTCCGGGCCCGGTCTATCTCGCCGGCTCCGGTCAGGTGACCTCGACCCAGGCCAACGGCAAGCAGGTGATGAACGCTCAGAACGTCACCGCGACGGGTACTCCCTCGGCCGGTCTTGCGGTCGTAGCGATCAACCGGCCGTTTGCTCAGGGCCAGATCGTCTAACGAGATCAGCTTTCGGGCTGATGCATCGAGGGCTGCGGTTGGGCGCGGCTCTCGATGCACTTCCCTCCCAACAAAGGAAAACCCATGCTCCCCGAATTTGCCGACCCCAAGAAGCAGATCACCGCTCATTTCGAGCTGCACCCGGTCAAGAACGACGCCAAGACCAAGACGGCTGGTCGTCCCGTTTACGACGACATGGAAGTCTGCGTGATCCGCATTGCGGGCAATCGCAGCACCAAGGGCGTCTTTCCCGCGCACGAGGTCTTCACGCACCAGATGAACCCGGAGACGGGCGAGCGCGAGCCCGTCACTTACGCGATGCACTACAATGAGCAGTACCGTCAGTTCAAGAACGGCGATGCACAGTCCATGTCCGGCACGCCGGTCACGGCCCTCCCGCTCATCACACCGGCCAAGCGGATGGAACTGAAGGCGCTCGGCATCCACTCGGTCGAAACCCTCGCCGGCATCGACGGCGCGCAGCTCAAGTCCCTCGGCATGGGCGGACGCGACCTCAAGAACCAGGCAATTGCCTATCTAGAGCAGGCCGCGAAACTCACCGACACGACCAATCAACGCGAGGAAATCGAGGCGCTGAAGGCCCGCATTGCTGAACTCGAAACGGGCAAGTCCTCGGCTCCCGCCTCAGTCCCCAATCCCTTCGCGGATTGGGAGGTCGATGATCTGCGCAACTGGCTCAAGGACAACGCCCCCGATCAGGCCCTCGACATGCGCTGGGGCAAGACCAAGCTGCAGGAGCTTGCCGCTGACGTGAACGCCAAGCTCAAGGCAGCCGCGTAATGACGGTTCTCTCGATCGTCCAGCAGGCGTGCCCGGTCATCGGTCTCGCTGTTCCAACGGCTCTTTTCGGCCAGACGGACGACACGAGCGTTCAATTGCAGGGCGCGATCAACGAGGTCGCGTCCATGGTGGCGTTCGACTCCGGCCACGATTGGGTCAAGCTGACCGCGACTGCGACGATCACCGGGGATGGTGCGTCCACCGCGTTCAACATGCCGTCCGACTATCGCCGGATGCTCAAGAAAGCCCGGCTCTGGCCCTCCAGCAGCCCGTTCGCTCCGTACACGCATTATCCCGACCCGGACGTGTGGCTCGGCATTCAGGTACAGTTGTGGACGCCGGTCATCGGCGCGTGGACGATCATCGGCTCGCAGATCAACATTCTGCCGACGCTCGCGAACGCCGCGACCGTCAAATACATGTACATGCAGAACACGCCGGTTCGTAGCTCCGGCAACGCGGCGCAGACGCAGTTCCTTGCCGACAATGACACGTACCTGCTTGGCGAGCGGCTGCTGAAACTCGCCTTCATCTACCACTGGAAACAGAACCGGGGGCAGGACTTCTCCGAGGCGCTGGTCGATTACCAGAACTCGCTGGCCGAGCACATCGGCAACGACAAGGGCTCCAAGGTGCTGACCGTAGGGCAGTCCCGCATGCCGAACGGACGGATTGGCGACGTGGCCTTTCCGAACGTGCTGGGTCACTGATGTACCACAACTTCCAGCGCGTTCCCTCGCGTCCCGTGGCGATGCGGGCCGACAAGCTCGAAACCAAGGCATTCCCGGCGCCGACCGGCGGCTGGATGAGCGCGGTCAATCTCGCTGCCGTCAAGCCCGGTTACGCCAAAGTGCTGGAGAACTGGTTCCCGACCACCACGGGGATCAAGCTCAGGGCTGGCTCTGCTCTGTGGGGAACCGCCAAGGCAACGAACGACTCGCCGGTCGAGAGTTTCATCACCTATATCGCGGGATCAACTCGCCAACTGTTCGCCGGCTGCAACGGCTCGATCTTTCCGATGACGAGCCCGGCAAGCCCGACCACGGTTCCGACCGCGGCGGTGACGGGGCAGACCTCGAACTACTATTCCTCGGCCAATTTCCAGACGGCCGGCGGCAACTTCATCACGGTCTGCAACGGCTCTGACCCGGTGCTGCTCTACAACGGCACGACCTGGGCGCAGCAGACGGGCTCGGGCGGGAATGCCATCACCGGGGTTACCACCTCGACGCTGAGCCACGTGTGGATTTCGCAGCAGCGCATGTGGTTCGTGCAGAAGAACACCATGCTTGCGTGGTTCCTGCCGGTGAACTCGATTGCCGGCGCGGCGCAGAGCGTCAATCTGGCGGGCGTGTTCCAAAGGGGAGGCTCGCTCGTCCTCGGGGCAACATGGGCGGTCAATACCGGCGGCGGTCTCGTCCAGACCACGGTGTTTGTCAGCTCGGAAGGCGAATACGCGATCTACTCGGGTTCCGACCCGACGAGCGCAACGACATGGAACCTCGTAGGCGTCTATTATGGCTCGCCGCCGCTCGGCCGGAACCAGAACGCCTTTATGCAGGCCGGCGCCGATCTGCTGGTGCTGACCTATGCGGGCATCGTGTCGCTGACCAACATCCAGTTGAAGGACGCGGCGGCGCTGTCGATCTCGGCCATCACGGCGAAGATCCAGCCCGACTGGCAGGCCGAGCAGGCGGCGCGCCGTTCGATCCCGTGGGAAATCGTCAAGTGGCCGTCGCGAAACTACGCCATTGTCAATTGCCCGGTGACGAACTCGAACAATCTGCCGATCTGCTTTGTGGTGAATCTCGAAACCGGCGCCTGGTGCAAGTATACCGGCTGGGATAGCCGGTGCCTCGCGCTCCACAATGACAGCCTCTATTTTGGGACCAATACCGGGACCATCGTTCAGGGCGAAACCACCGGCGCCGATCAGGGCGCGCTGATCAAGCATCTGTTTGTCGGCCATGCCGACCACCTGGGCGCCATCGGCTACAACAAGACGACGCGGCAGTCGCAGGCCGTATTCCGGACGCTCGTTGCGTTCACGCCGAAACTGTCGATCGCCACCAACTACGTGGAGAATATCCCATCGTGGCCGTCAGCCGCAGCGGCGAGCACCACATCGGGGATCTGGGATACAGGTCTGTGGGACACGGCAAAATGGGACGTGGGAGCGTCCTACTACAACGTCTCCACCAAGTGGGTCACGACGCCCTCGACCGGCTATGCGCATGCGCCGGTGATTCAGGTCGCCTCCGGTTCGGCCACCCCGCCGAGTGCCGAGCTGGTCGTAATCCAAGTCACCTATGAGCGCGGAGGCTTGGTTGTCTGAGTACTCGTTCGCGCTTGAGAACGGCGTCGATGCCCATCCGGAGCTACTGCCGCTCTATACCGAGCACTATGCGGAGATGGCAGCTCGGCTCAAAGCGGATGGCGTCGAGATCGAGCCGTTCAATCCGCAGACCGAGGTCTATTTCGACTACATGCGGCGCGGGTTCCTGAGAACCTATGTCGTCCGCCATGAGATGCAGGCTGTGGGCTACTGCAACCTGTATGTCACGCGGGACATGCACAACTCCGCCAAGGTGGCGACTGAGGATGCAATCTTCATCACCAAGGCGCACCGCAATGGGGTCGGCCGCAAGCTGGTGAAGTTCATTCTGGCCGATCTTGCGACGTTGGGCGTCAAGCGCGTGCTCATTACCCCCGTGACCGATCTTCGGGTCGGCAAGATTTGGGCTCGCATGGGATTCCGGGAGATTTCGACGGTGATGATCTACGATTTCGGCAAGGAAGCCTGACCATGTGCGCACCGACTCCCCCAAGCATTCCGAGCGCGGCTTCTACGGCTGCCGCTCAGACCACCAGCAACATCGACACCGCCAAGGCGCAAACCACCCTCAACAATGTCAACCAGGTCACGCCCTATGGCAACCTGACCTATACCCAGAACGGGACCGACGCGAACGGCATTCCGCGCTATACGGCGACCACGACGCTTTCGCCGGCTCAGCAGGCGCTCCTCGACACCTCGAACCAGACAAAGCAGTCCTTGAGCCAGACCGGGCTTCAGGAAGCGCAGCGATTGCCGGGCCTGCTCGATAGCCCCCTTGATCTGAGTTCGCCCAACATCGACAAATACACCAACACGCATTTCCTCGACACGTTCAACCAGCAGCAGGACCGCAATCAGGAGCTACTGGACGCCAAGCTCGCCAACCAGGGCATTCAACTCGGCTCGGCTGCTTATACCAATGCGCAGCGCGACTTTGCCGACCAGCGCAACAGCGCCTTGAACAGCATGCTTAGCGACAGTCAGGGCAACGCGATCAACGCGATCCTGCAGCAGCGCGAAACCCCGATCAACGAAATCTCCGCACTTGCCGGCGGTTCGCAGGTTGCCACACCGACGTTCAACAATACGCCCCAAACCCCTGTAGCGGGAACCAACGTGGCCGGCATAACCGCGAACGCGACAAACGCGAACCTGGCCAACTACCAGTACGCCAACAACCAGTATCAGAGCACGTTGGGCGGCCTGTTCGGCCTCGGTTCTTCGGCCTTGATGGCGTTCTCCGACGAACGCCTGAAGGAGAACATCGAGAAGGAAGGCGAGTTGCCGGACGGCACCAACGTCTACAGCTACGACTTCAAGCCGGGAACCAACCTCGGCACCGGGCGGCAGCTCGGTGTCATGGCGCAGGAGGTCGAAAAGACCAATCCTGGGGCCGTGGTCGATACCCCGTCAGGCTACAAGGCGGTCGATTACCGCAAGGTCGTGGCCGATGCGATCATGAAGAGGGCGGCATAGAATGGCGCTCGCGTCCTTTACTCCCGTGCAGCCGAATCCGGTTGGGGCTTTCCTCTGGGGCGACAACGGCGCGCAACTGACGCCGGAACAGGCAGCGGCTCAGCAGCAGGTTGCCAACGCCATTATCCTCAATTCCCCGGCGCCGCAGAATGTCGGGGAGGGGCTGAATGCGGTGGGCCGGGCACTCGTCGCCAGCAAGTACGCGACCCAGGCCGGGCAAGCCATCCAGTCCGGACGGCAGCAGGCGACGAGCGATCTACAGACGGTGCTGGCCGATCCGACGAAAGCCGCGTCTTTCCTTGCCAACGATCCCTATGCCTCGGATGGTCAAAAGCAGGTCGCGCAAGCCATCTTGCAGCAGCAGATGATGCTGACCAACCCCGACATGATCGCGCAGCGCAACCTCATCGCGTCCGAAGTGGCCAAGAATACCGCCGAGGCCAACATGATGAAGGGGGGGGGCACGGCGGTCGGCTCGCCTATTCAGGATGCCAACGGGAACTACTATATTCCGACCCAGTACGGCTCGACCATGCGACCGCTCAATACCGCGCCGTCCGGTGGAGGTTCCCCAAATGCGCCTGCGACGGTTTCTCCGCAGCCTGTGGACGGGTCAGCTCCGGTGGCTCCTGCGATGGTGGCTCCAACGGGCGCTGCGCCGACTGGTGCGACTGGTGGCCCGCAGTTTCTGACGCCTGCTCAGCAGGAACAGTTGAAGGCCAAGGCGCAGGCTCAGGGCACTTACGAAGGCGGCTTGGAGCAGAACCAGCAGAAGGCCGCTCAGGCGCTCGAAGAGCAGGCCATCATCAACGACAACCTGCTGGGCTCGCTCGATCCCAAGACCGGACAGCGCAGCGGTGGGCTCATCGACCAAGCGATTGCCGCCGCGTCGAAGCCTGCGGCAACGGGCATCGGAGGCCAGCTCACGGAGGGCATTTCCGGCACGCCCGCCGCCAATCTTAACGAACTGCTCAAGAACATCGACGCCAATGCCGCGCAGAAGGGCATTCAGGACTTCCGCGACTCCGCACCGGCCGGTGCCACCGGCATGCGCATCACGCAGGCCGAGGCGTTGCTGTTCGGCAAGACCCTCTCGAACATCTCGCCGCACCAGAGCCGCGAACAACTCGTTCAGCAGCTCGCCACGCTCAAGAAGCAGCTGACCGATATTTCGGGGAGCATGCAGGACAGCTACGCTCGGATGTACGGCGGCCTCAAGCCGGTGCAGACCCATCGCGTGGATGCTTTCCCGCAGGGGTACGCTCTGCCGTTCGATCAGGGGGGAACCGCGGCGCCGGCAACTGCCGCTCCGGCGACTGCATCGCCCTTTGCTGAAGGCGCAACTGCGACCAATCCGCAGACCGGGGCGAAGATTGTCTTCCGTGGTGGCCAGTGGGTGCCTCTGCAATGAACGGCGGCAATATCACCATCTTGTCGGCAACCCCGACCGCACCTCCTAGCGCACCGGCTCTGCCGCCGGGGTTCCAGCTGGATAGCGCGCCGGCAGCTCAGGCAAGCCCCGTAGCGCCCGTTTCGGCTGCTCCGGCACTTCCGCCCGGCTTTCAGCTCGACGCCGCTCCTATGGCCGTTTCTGCCCCCGCTGCTCCTGCTCCGGCCCCAACGCCGGATCAGGGCACGGGCTATACGCCCTCAATCCTTGGCCCGGTCTACGACCAGATCGACACGTTCGCGAACTCTGCCGTCAATGCGATCCCGATCATCGGTCCGACGCTGACCAACATCGGCAATTCGTTCGATGCCGGGTTGAACAACCTGCTCGGGTTCCAGCCGGAAACCCCGCAGGACCGCGCCCGGATCGCGCAGGCGCAGACGGATCAGTTTCCCGTTGCGGCGGCGACCGGAACGGTGGCGGGCACCGTCGCGCCGTTCGTCGTGGCCGGCGGAGCTATTCCCGGTGCGGCCAAAGTGCTGGGGATGGAGGGGCCGCTGGCGTCCCGCATTCTGCTTGGCGGCGCGTCTTCCGGCTTGATTGGGGGAGCCGACTCCGCGGCACGGGGCGATAGCGTCCCGGATTCCATCTACAATGGCATCACGGATGCGATCCTCGGTGGCGCAGCGGCTCCCGTCGCCGATGCCGTCACGCATGCACTTGGCGCGGTTCCGACGGTCATCCCGACTGATGCCCTCGAAACCGTCAAGAACGCCCTCTACAACAAGGTTGACCAGAGCGGCGTGCGCTTCGCTCCGCAGGCTTACCGTCAGATGGCCCATGACGTGGCCACCGAGGCCGTCACCGACAACCTGAATCCCGGTATCCATCCCAAGGCCACCGCCTTCCTGCGCACCATGCTCAAGCAGGATCCCGGCTATTCCCCGACCCTGACCCAGCTCGACCAGTTGCGTCAGCAGGTCTGGCGCGACGTTGGCAGCGGCGATCCCGGCGAGCGCCATTTTGCCGGCATCATTTCCAAGGGCATCGACAACCTCATCGACACGAGCGCGCAAGGAAACGAAGCGATCCGTGCCGCACGCGCCGCCAACGCGACGTGGGAAAAATCGTCGCTTCTCGGCAAGCAGGAAGAAAAGGCCATCGATCGGGCGGCCTCGACCGGCTCGGGCGGTAATATCGACAACGTGATCCGCCAGAATGTCCGCGCGATCCTCGACAAGGGCGCCAAAGGGTTCACCCCCGAGGAAATCGCGCAGATGCGGAAGGTCGTGCGGGGAGGGCCGATCCAGAACACCATGCGTTGGCTCGGCAAACTCAGCCCGCACGGCAACGGCCTGATGTTCGGCCTAGAGGGTGGCGCGTTCGCGCTGCACCCCGATCCGAAGATGCTGGCAATTCCGGCTGTTGGGATGGTGGCCAAGGCTTTGGCCGATAGCCAGTCCCGTCAGGGCATCCGCGAATTGCAGGCGCTCGTGTCGCAGGGCGGCCGAAGGGTCACGCAGTACAACCGGCCAGTGGTGCAGGCAATCATGCGCAACGCGCTCGGGCCGGGCCAGATGACGATGTTGGAGAACCGTTCGGCGGGCGCGCCTGGCCCAATCGTGCAGGCTCTAGTCCAAGCTGCGGCGCAGTGACAGTTGCATGATCATTGCGCCCTCGATGCCACCAAAGACGAGCGTGCCCCAGAATAGCGCGTCGGGGCCGGCGGCAACGCGGTTGAAGTAAATCCAGATCAGCGGCAACAGCCCGACAATCGACCATCCTACTACCAGCCGAACGGACAGGTTCCGGAGCTTTCCGGGACGACGGTATTCGTGCGGCTGCAAATCGATCTCGGGCATGCCCGAAACATAGTCACCCGAAAGGGAAATCGCAAATGATCCGGAAAACGGCCTGATGGCGACCTATACGGTCAAGCCCGGCGATACCCTTTGGGATCTCGCCCAGCGCTACGGCACAACGGTTCAGGCCCTCGCCAAGGCCAGCGGGATTAAGAACCCCAATCGGCTGTCGATTGGCCAGAAGATCACGGTTCCCGCGCCGGCCAGCGTCAACGTGCCGCTGCCGATTCCGCGTCCGAACCCGGTTGTCATCCAGCCTAGCGCGACGTTGCCGATCATGGGCGGGACGGCCAGCGGATCGGCCGATCTGACGCCGACGCCGATCCTTTCCGCATCGGGGAGTGCGCAGGCCGGGACCGGGATTTCCGGGAGCGCATTGCCGATGATGGCGGCGAGTGTCGGGGCTGCCGCGCCTGCTCCCGCTCCGTCTCTGACCGATGTGCTCAATTCGCGCTATTCGAGCGTGGCGCCGTCTCCGGCCGGGGCTGATCCGTCCAGCTACTACGCGCCGGGGCTGTTTCCGTCCGCAGTGGCACCCAACAGTTCCAGCTCGCAGGAGCTGCAGAACGCCGTCAATGCCAAGGCGGCAAGCATGGTCCCGACGCTCAGTGCGAGCGGGGCAGCGTATGCCGGAACCGATCCGCCGGGCTCGGCCGATCTTGGGCCGGTTGATCCGCGTGTCATCGACACGATGATTGCCGAAGCCGGGAGCGATCCTGTTGCTCTGCGTGCCGTCGCGGCCACGATTGCCAACCGCGCCTCGCAGCGCGGGCAGACGCCGTTTCAGGTGGTCAGTGCGCCGAACCAGTATGCGGGCTATTCGAGCCCTGGTTCTTTGTCGGTACAGGCGCAGCAAATGCCGTGGGTACGCGCCAATGCTGAAAGGGCATGGAACGACATCATCAGCGGCGCGGTCCCCGATCCGACGAACGGAGGAACGGACTTCCGGGCGGCAAGTGCATCGAGCGGTCTTCATGCTCCCTACGGCACGGTCAACATTGGCGGGAACGTCTTCGCCTATGGCAACGGATCAACGACCGGCTCGCGCACGCCCGATACGCCCGCGCTCGATGCGATCAACAGCGTCACCAACCCTCTGCCAGCTCCGTCTCCTCTGACGCCAGAAAGCATGTCGGGGCTCGTGGACAGCAATCCGCCGCCGCCATTGCCGCGTTCGCGTCCCAATGTGACCGCGCCGGCAAGCAGTGGGTGGCTCGGAAACGATGCGGGGACTGGCCCGACCTATGCGGCTCTTTCGGCGCCGACGTTTGACGCCAACATGCGCTCGACGCCGCCGCAGACCGATTTCCAGCTCATCGGCTCGCCGGAGTGGAACGCCTGGGAACAGTCGCTCCCCCATTCGCAGCCGGGACAGCCGACGCTCACGATGCCGTCGTTCGGGGGAAGCGGGCAAAACAGCAACGGCAGCGCCTTCAGTGATGGCGGCTGGGGCAGCGAGGCGCTTGCTCTGCCGATCATGTCGGCGTCGTCGCCGCAACCGACCTACTCGCAGCCGACGACGCGATACACCGTCCAGCAGATGACGAGCCTCAATCCGGCTTACGAAAAATACATCGCGTCCCAAAAGGCTGACGACATTGGGCCTGGTCCCGGATCGCTTCAAGACCTAGTGGGCAACTTCGCCACAAGTGGGGCCACCGCGTATCCGGCTCAAGCCGCCCCGCCGCAATATATCACCCAGCGGATCGTCGTTCCGGTAACGGCCCCGCCCGTCCCACCCGTCGCGGTCGCGCAGGCTCCGATCATGCAAAGCACCGCACCCGCGCAGCCGCCCGGAACATCATTCCTGCAAGCGCGCGGGGTCGATACCTCGAACATGTCTGCCGGACAGCAGGCGAATGCGCTGAATGCGGCCCTCTCAGGTGGGCAGCATGAAGGTCATTTCGGCATCTAACCGCCAACCATAGGAGGCCACCATTCCAAGAGATGGCAGCGGGGTTTACACAAAAGCCAGCGCGTCGTTCGTCGCAGGGACGACGATCGCCAGCAGCTTGGTCAATGCCGATTTTGACGATCTGGTCAATGACGCGAACGCCGCTCGCCCACTGACGGCCGGCGGTACCGGCGGCAATTCGCAGATCACCGGCTGGGATGGTCTGACGGCGCAGGGTACGGCTGTTCCCTCGGCCTCGACCATCGTTCTCGATACCGTCACCGGACCGTGGATTGATATTTCCGGCACGACCACGATCACGGCGGTTACGCTCGGCAACGGCAAGATCAGGCTAGCGCGTGCAACTGGCGCTTTCCAGCTCACCGCGTCGGCCTCGCTGATCGTCAACAACAGCACGTCGGTCAACTACACGACGACTGCCGGGGATTTCCTCATCTTCACGGCCGAGGGCGGCGTTGTCCGCGTCTCTGCTGTTGGCTCGTCACCGGCAGCCACCACATCGACCGCTGGTACCGTCAAGCTTGCGACGAATGCCCTTGCGCTCGGCGCAACTGACACAACCACAACAGTCACTCCGGCCAATTTGGCTCAAGAACGTACTCTCGGCGCGCAGAACGTCAACGTCGGACTCTCGGCCTCGGTCAATGCAAGCGCGCTCACGGTATCGCTGACAGGCATTGATGGCAGCACACCGTCCGCAACTGATCCGGTGACGGTCCTGTTCCGCAATGCGACGATTGCAACGGGAACGCCGGTTTCGCGCCTCGTCACTGGCTCAACCTCGATCACGGTGGCCTCGACCAAGACGCTTGGAACATCGAGCAGCAACGTCCCGTTCCGCATTTGGATCGTCGCAGTTGACACTGGTTCCGGCATTGAACTCGGGGTCGTCAACGCCCTGAGTGGTACATCGATCATGGCGCTCAGGGCGGGCATCTACTCACCGACTGCCACGCCGGGCAACTCCGCACAGGTCATCTACACGACCTCCGGTCAGACATCGAAGCCAATCGCGATTCTTGGCTGGATGGAATGGGCTTCTGGTCTCGCAACAGCGGGCACTTGGGCGAGTGGACCGACGACGATCAAGCTCTGGCAACCGGGTGATCCGCTGCCCGGAGACACCGTGCAATCTGCATATTCGGATTATTCCACGTCCGCTACTGGCACCGGCATTATACCGGCAGACAATACTATCCCTCAGAGCACAGAGGGCGACCAGTACATGTCGCAGGCTATTACGCCGATGTCCGCCTCGAATGTCCTTCGCGTGGCATCCCGCGCATTGTTGGGCATAAATGGCGCTGCCAAATTTGTCACAATGGCGCTCTTTCGTGATGCAGGCGCGAACGCAATTGCCGTTACTGCTAATTCGGACAATGGTTTCCTTGGGCAGATGCTGATGTATGAAGCCCAAGCAGGCGCAGTCACCGCGACTACGTTCAAAGTGCGCGCGGGACAAGACAGTTCCGGCGGAACAGTTCAGTTTGGCAGTAGCAGCGGAACGCGCCTTTATGGGGCGATCCCATTTGCGTCATTGTCGGTCTTGGAGGTGATGGCATGACAATATGTGTCATCTATACCAGCGAGCCAGCATTCCCGGCCACGGATCAGCGTCCGGATGCGCAGCGCGTTAAGATCGGCAACTTCTGGGTCGATTACGAAGGGAGCGCTCCAGTACAGGCCGATATTGATGCGATCCTGAACCCGTCCTCTGCCGCTTTGGCGGCAGAGGATCAAGCGACTTTGAATTCCATGTTGGCTGCGCCTGGGAGTGTCGTTCGTGGGCTGGCTCTTGTGGTTCTCGATCTTGCCAATGGCAAAATCCCGATTGGTCCGGCTACACCATATACTCCGACCCAACTTCTCAATCTCATTCAGGCCAAGATGCGCTGATCCGACAGCGGGATATTGACGCGCTGCAAGTCCGTGTATGAAATGCGCTCTCCCTTCAGTCTTTGAGCACGTCTCATGGGTATTGGTGCCCTCTACAGCAAGACAATCAGACGGTTCCTGCCGCACGTGACGAGTGACTTTTCGGGCATAACGGTAATGGCCGATCAGCGATGGGGCGAGCGTCTTCTTGAACGTCTGGTCGGTCGCAAGCTGGATGGCACCGATAATCCAGAATACGAGACCGGGCTGGTCGAGGGGATCAAGGCTTGCGTGCGCCCCGGCGATCGCGTTGTCGTCATCGGGGGCGGCCTCGGCGTCACCGCTGCATGGTCTGTGCGGCAAGCCGGCCCTTCCGGGTCGGTTGTTTGTTTTGAAGGGGGCGCCAACGAGGTGCTCGCGGTTCGAAATACCGGACGCCTGAACGGACTTGAAATTGACGTTCGGCATGCATTCGTCGGCAACGCAGACAATGTTCGAAGCTCACTCGCGGGTGCTTCCGAGATCGCTATCGCAGACTTGCCAGAGTGCGACGTTCTTGAGATGGACTGCGAAGGCGCGGAACTGGAAATCATCCGGTCTATGACCATCCGGCCTCGTGACATATTGGTCGAGACGCATGGGCAAGAAGGGTCTTCTAGCGCGGACGTAAGATCGGCTCTAACGGCAATCGGTTACGCGGTAGAAGACAAAATGCGACTGCCCGACCGGATCGCTGGCCTCTCCGATTACGAGCGGGCAGATATTTTCGTCCTGTTTGCTCATCGGCCTTAGCCGGGGCGCTTAGACCACAAGGCTCCTAACCACATCATCGGAGACCATCCATGGACGCTACCGTACCAGCGGGGGCGATCCCGTTCGACTTTGCCAAGGTGCGGCCCATGTTCGGCGGCTCGCTCAACCAAGGCCAAGTCGACGGGATCAATTCGATCCTTTCCGCCTTTTCGGCCATGGGCGACGGCAATCTCCGTCATCTGGCGTATATGCTGGCCACCGCCAAGTGGGAGACCATGCACACCATGCAGCCCGTCCGCGAGGCCAGCCGGGGCAAGGGGCTGCCCTACGGTCGCAAGGACGCCACGGGCCAGATGCCCTACGGCCGCGGTCTCGTGCAGCTTACATGGACCGAGAACTACGCCAAGGCTGACAAGCGGCTCGGACTGAACGGAGCGCTGATCAAGAATTACGACCTCGCGCTCGATCCCAAGATTGCCGCCGAAATCATGGTGCGCGGCATGGATGAGGGCTGGTTCACCGGCAAGAAGCTGTCGGACTATCCCGACTTCACCAACATGCGGCGGGTGATCAACAGCCTCGATCAGGCGCAGACCATCGCGCTCTACGCCAACACATTCCTCGGGGCGCTGTCGTGACCGTTTCCGTCGATCTGTCGCCCTTCATCTACATCTGGCTGTCGCTGGCGACCATTCTTGCGACCGTCTCCACCATCAAGGCCGTGCGCAACATCTGGCGCGGCTAACCCTCTTCAACATCGAAAGGACCAATCATGC